CCCCCGGGTATAATATATAACTAATAAAATAACACAACTCCCCCTTGATTGTCAATAGGGTTTTTGATATAGTTTAGATATCAACTATGAAAGGTGGATTCGATCAGATGAAATACAGATCTGTTGTCACAACTTATAAGAAAGTTTCGGGGTGGTCTGCGGGGCCGAGTAAACCGACAACTACAGTTACAACCGGTACTGCGAGTAATGTGAAAGATGCTATTACATCGGCTGTTGCTGTTGCTAATATCAATGCACTTTCAAAAGGTGAATCAATTCAGATCACGGTAACATCTATAACGGAGTAATGATCATATGTCATATATACAGCCGTCTACAAGAGTAAGACTATTAAGAGGTATTCACAATACTTCAGACAATAAACATACTTTGTATTTTGCATCGCTTGCAGAGCAAAAGGCATTTTATGAATCTGCTTCTGGTATAACCTTTACTGATTTCAGCTTTCAGCGCGGTACACAAGGAATTGATCGGATTCGTGTTGGTGCTTCTTATGGGTCTTTGTATAACTGTTCTTATATGCTTTTCAATAATGAAGCATTCTTAGATAAGAATTTTTATGCTTTCATAACTGATATCCGATATGTTAATAATGAATGTTGTGATATCTATTATAAGATTGATGATCTTCAAACATGGTTATTCGATATCAATCTGTTACCTTCTTTTATGGATCGGTGTACTTCAGATACTGATTCAGGTGTTGATCTCTTCACTGATGAATCATTAAGTCCGGGTGAAATGCAGCCTGATTTTAGTACAATGACAGAACTTGAAAACTATCCTCTTGTAACAATATCTGATACAGATCATCCGGTTCAAGCTGTTCAGGCTCGTTATTGTGTTCTAATCTCTGCTACGATGGACCTTGCAAAGGGTAATGTAACTTCTACAGGTGGTTTTCCTTATCCGGGTGAACAGGCAAGTAATTATAATTTGAATAAGATTTTCTATCGTGACGGTGTTATTCTTGATTCTGTCGGTTTGTTTTGTGTTCCTTTGATTGAGAATCCGGAAGACATAACCGGTGTTGATTCTAAAACTGATTACTTCAAGAAAGTATATAATTTTATTTATGGTAATGGCTTTAGTGATTATATAATTGATATGTGGATCTATCCTATGATCTTTATCAATTATCAAGTTTATTATGATACTTCCGGTCATTCTCAGAATCCTGTCTGTATGTATGTTACGGGTGTTAGATCCGATACTAATATTATTGAAATGGACCTCGCTCAGAGGCCTACAACGATTAACGGCTATCAGCCGAAGAATAATAAATTATTCTCTTATCCGTTCTTACAGATGATAGTTTCTAATAATAACGGTTCTGCGGTCGATTATCGTTATGAATGGTTCTCAACTGATAATAGGATTTTAAGACTGTTGGGTACTACTACAGCAGAAGCAAAAGTGCGAGGTGTACCGCTTAATTATGGTGAGGGATCTGTATCTAATAAATATGATTCATCTTATGCAATCGACAGCGCGCCTTATCCGTCTGTATCTTATTCTAATGATGCTTATGCTGTATGGCTTGCTCAGAACAGAAATACAATAGAGAATAATTTCGATATCAATAAGCGGAATTATATCTCTCAGCAAGTAATTAGTGGTTTTAATACTACTTTGGGACTTCTGACCGGTGGTCTTGGTGCTTCGGGATCGGCGTTATCTGCTGTTGAAAATAGCTTGATGCAAACTCAGAATGCTATAAATAATATTGATTCAATAGTTGCATCTGCTGAAGATATGAGACAACGACCGCCAACGGCATCAGGTGTTCAATCTGTAGGACTTGCGCAGCAGAATAAGAAGATCGGATTTACATCTTATGCGGTTGTTCCTACTTATGATAGAGCGGTTGAAATAGATAATTACTTTACTATGTATGGTTATTCTCAGAAGCGAATTATGCCGATTCAGCTCAAAAGAAGATCAGAATTTACATATATCAAGACTGTTGATTGTAATATACAGTCTTCGATTCCGAAGGATATCGAAAGAAAGATAGTTGATATCTTTAATAATGGTGTTTGGTTCTGGGTAAATAATGCTAATATGTGTAATTTCGAAGTCACTAATGGTATACTGACATAAAGGAGTTTGTTTTATGGGTATTAAAAAGGCTTTAGATAAATTTAAGAATTCTGTGGGTGATATATTCATTCCTTTCGGAAACTATGAATATAAAGAAGGTATGGAAGATAATAATATATCATTTCTTAACTATCTGATTCAGTTTATAGAGATAGCTATCTGTAGATTTGAATATGAAAATCTTCCTGAAGAAATAGATGTTCTGGATCTCGAAAGATTTTTATTTCAAGATGGTAAAGTTATCTTCTTTCAGGATGAATATACAAATAAATTTGTTGCTCTTCCTTGCTCCGGTAATAGCGGTGTTCGTGATAAGTATGGGCATCCTGTAAAAGTTAGTGTTCATGGTAATGGTGATAATAATTATCATGTGGATGGTATTACTAACTTTGTAGAAATAAGAAATACACCATTATCTGAGCCGTCTATAATCCGTGTATCTGATTATGCGAAACATCTTTATAATCTTGATAGAACTATTGATATCAATGTGGCTGCTCAAAAGACGCCTTTATTATTAAGATGCGAACAGTCACAAAAACTCACTTTGAAAAATGCTTATATGCAATATGCCGGAAATATGCCGGTCTTATATGCGGATAAAAATTTCAACCCTGATTCATTAACAGTTTTAAGAACTGACGCGCCTTTTAATGCTCCTGCCCTTTATGATCTGAAAGTCAAGATCCTGAATGAATATCTGACATATTTGGGCATTAGTAATGTTAATTATCAGAAGCGTGAAAGAATGGTTACAGATGAAGTAAATAGAGCTTTAGGCGGTGTTTTGGCAAACAGACATAGATATTTGAATTGCAGACAAATGGCAATAGATAAGATCAATAAGAAATATGGTCTTGATATTAAAGTGGCTTTCAATGATATTGATGTTTCTGATATCGATATCAATGAAAGAGAAGATACTAATGATATGGTAGGTGATTTCAATGAGTAAATACACAACTGAATTAAGATATATCTGTGAAGAACAAGCCGGTAAAGATGAATCTGTTGATTATAATTCCATATCTGAAGTTATAGCAGCGGCAAGACCGAAGATATTCAACTTTGATTATCCTTACTATTCTGAAGATCAGAAGCAGAGAACAGAAGAAAATATCCTTCGTCATTTCTATACTATGGAGATTGGAGAAGAGACTTACGGATTATGGAAACTGAGACTTGAAGATAGAATGAATCAGATCATGCCGTACTATGTGGGACTGTTTAATTCTGCTGCTATGGAATATGATCCTTTGATAGATGTTGATCTGAAAGAGACTTTAGATGAAGATACAACTGCGCATAATGATTCATCTAATTCTAATACTTCTTCCGGGTCTCAAAATGATATCACATCTTCGCAGACTGTAACAGATGAAGATTCTTCTAATGAAGCTTCGCGAAGTGGTCAAAATATATCTAATCGGACTTCAGAAGATATTACCAAAAATAAATATTCTGATACTCCTCAGGGATCTATTCAGAATCTCGAAAATGATACATATTTGACGAATGCAAGTATTAATTCGTCTAATGCTTCAGATGAAAGTATCGATACATCTTCAGATTCTAATAGCGGTACTTCAAGCCGTGATATCAATGTAGTCGGTTCCGGTGCTTTGAATCGTGATACTGCATCTGAATCAAGTGGTGAATCATCTTCTAATGATTCAGGTACAAGAGACTATTTGAAGATCACGAAAGGAAAGACAGCCGGAAAGAGTTATTCCGAATTGATCAATGCCTATAGAAGCACTCTTCTCAGAATCGATTCTATGATCTGTGATGAATTGAATGATCTATTTATGCTAATTTGGTGATTATATGAAGAAACTAAACAGACTGAAGATTTTTTATCAGCAACATATTTTACCGATAGTCTATGACTACTCAATGTCCCTTTCTGAAGTAGTCCAGAAGCTTGTTAAGGTCGTAAATAACTTAGTAGATGAAGTAGGTGATATTGAAGATAAGACCGGTATCTATGATGATAAGATCGCTGCTTTAGAATCTAAATCTGCTGATCAGGCTGTATATAATGAACATATAAATGCAGAAATAGAAGAGATAAATAATACTATCTCCGAATTGCCTACTTATGATGTTATTGAAGATATCAGAACTGATATCAATAATATCAATTCATCTGTTGCAGATCTTGATACGCGTGTAACTGTTTTGGAAGGTCAGAATATCTACCAGCGATTAGATACAGCAGAACAAAATATAGCTAATTTGGGTAATGATATTGATGCTTTAGAATTAGATGTCTCTAATATCAATGTGGAAATATCAGGTATAAAGAATCGAATTGATAATCTTGAAGATTGTTGCACTGATGTTCAAGAGAATATTAATGAAATTCAAGGTGACATTACTACTATCAATGAAGATATGAGTGATATCTTAGATGATATTACTGATGTTCAAGGTGATATTACTAATATCAATGGTAATATTACATCGATTCAAGGTAATATCACAAATATACAAGGTGATATTACTGATGTTCAAGGTGATATTACAGCTCTTGATAATAGATTAAATTCTTTAACCTTGGAAGATCTACCATATATCAGATATACATCCGGTGATTTAATTTCATACCCTTGGAGCGGTTATAATAATTCAAATGAATTAGTGGCAAGAATGTGTCAATTGATTGATACACATGGCAGCAAAATTGCTACTTTAATATCTGATTTCTTTTTAGATTATGATCTGAATTCAGGTGACAGCTTTAATATCAATATATCTGAAATACCTTTATCGGGTTATTTAACAGGTTCTTCCAAACAAGTATATTTTACGATTCCGAGAACAGGTAAGTTGTTACGTATTGATTCAGCCTATTCATATACTTTATCGGGTAAATTAAGGATTAGGGGTGTTTCCGGGTATTGCCTTAATAATATTGAAATATCTACTTTGTCATATTCTATCACTCCTTTTGAGCTTGGTTACCGTGTATTAGTAACTTTACCTTCTACAGCCACTTCAGCGACAAATACCCCTGTGTCATGCTATTTTGATACCGGTTCAAAACTAACAATAACTCTGATATAATTAAATTATCTTTTTGAAAGGATGGTAATAATAAAATGTTGGATCCGAAACGAATAACAAAAATCCGTCTGTTCTATAGTCAGCATATACTACCACTGGTCTATGACTATTCATTAAGTTTCTATGAAGCTTTATGCAAAATCGCCGGTGTTCTGAATGATACTATCGAAGCTGTTGAAGAGATTGATAACCGTGTTACGCAGAATACAGAAAATATTACAAACCTGACAGAACTTGTAAACGGTTTTGATGATCGAATTCAGGAAGCAGAAAATAAAGCTGATCAGGCTATAAACGGTCTTGCAGACTTAACACCGATTGTAACTCAACATTCTATTGATATTCAGAATCATACAGCAGATCTTGCAGATCTCGAAACTCGTGTTTCTTTGCTCGAAGGCTATGCCGGTTGGGGTACAAAGACCCCTGCTACAACTGATGATCTTGATGATCTAAAGAATGAAATTGAAGGTGATGTTGATGCAAAAATTGAAGATGTTGAAGAGCTTATCAACGCTTTGATCCAAGGTGGTTATACTCCTAAATATGGTTCTGTAGATTTTGGCCTTGCAACACTTCTTAGGGCCGCGCCTACAGAACAGGATCCGGACCATATGGAAATTGCATCTCAAGATTTTCAAGTTTCCGCAGCATATGTTCAGGCACTTAATATGGTTTATGGTTGCTTCTATATTTCAATGTCAGAAGGTGCATCAGTAAATGCAATCCCCGGCGATACATTCGTTCTTTGTTGGAAGAATTCACCAGATCTTCCGGCAATCGCTCATGACTTCCCCGGTGTAAAGGTCCGTTGGGATGATGAAACTCATGTCCCTGATGTATTCAAGCTTGGAATTGACTATAATAATACATTCACTAAACGCGTAGATTGTTTCTTTACTCCTAATCGTGATCAGTATCCCGATTATCTCGGTCGTGGCTATAGATGGTATGCTCCGGTTTATTTGAATAATATTGATACAGGTTCACCGGTCAAGAATTGGGCTATCATTCAGATTCCCTTCTGCTATCTCTCACTTGGCTCGGGTGGTTATACAGAAACAGATCTTTATTCTATTGCTAATCCGGTCAGCAGAACTTCCAATGAAGGTGTATTAGATACTGCAATTAATTTGACCGGAACTTCAGTGCTTGCAGATACAAAAGGTTGGGGTATAGAATTCAATATTCATAATATGTCTCAGTCTTCTACGAGCGGTACAAATCGTTCTACTTGGTTTATGTCAGGTATTGCAAACCATGCCGGCGCCGTAATGATGCAGTATTCTGATACTGTTGAAGATCAGAATAAGATACAGATCTTAGGTTGTACGATAAATGGCAGTACAAGTAATATAACTTGGAGCGGAGCTTTATCAGCCGGTTCGGATTATAAACTTGAATATAATGCAGACCGCCAGACAATTACATTATATGATTCTAACGGTGATATTGTCAGACAGTCTACAGATACGATATTTAATCCGAATACATATGCTGCCACTTCCGTTCTGTTTGGATCTATCTCCGATACAGGATCAAAAGCACAAAAGGCTGTTGGAACTATTGACAAATTCAGGTTCTATAAGTTAACATAAGACTGCATTTATCAAATCAACTTCTGTTCTTTTTGAACAAACAATAAACCCCTGATTGATCAGATCGGGGGTTTATTGCAGCAAAATCATTATTAGGAGGTGACAATTATGCCTTAATATCATTTTATCGTAAAATTAACTTTTTTCAATAGTACACCGCCGGGTATATGAATAGGCATCAACTTTCCGGGTATTACCATACCATTCTTAAAATCTTCTATAGAATAATTATCTTCTATAAATTCCCTTTCTTTCTTGCTGAAGGTATCTATATCTTCACCTACAGACTTCAGGAAAGATAACTTATCTTCTTCATTATCAGCTCTTAAACAAGCTTCCAAAAGGTTTTTACAATGTTGCGGTAGACCGGCGCATCTGATAGTATATTCATCTGCATCAGAAGAATATTCTATATAAGTTTTTGCTCTAACGAAACGCGCTTTATTCCAATGGCTTTCTAACTTCCAACAACACATATCTGTATCATGGATCTTTATTCCTTTAACTTCTTCACCTTCTTCTAATTCAAGATGAATAGAATCAGTATCTGCATATCTGAATGAATGATAATTCTTCTGCGAGGCTCTTATCGTAAAGTCGCGCGCCCAACTTGTTATAGCAGATCCGATAGCAATAAAGCCGGGTGTCTTCTCGTGTTCATCTATTATAGAAAATTCTGTACATTCTGTTTCATCATCGATATATGGGATCTTATAAGATGAATCTGAATTCTGAGCGAAACGACCATATAAAGAATTTAATGATAGCTTCGCAAGCTGTCTTTTGACCGGATCATTCTCTTTTGAAGCTTCTATCTTCATATTCATATAATAGTCGATATAATCATCAAATATCCCGGGGGCCGCGTAAAACCATACACCATCCAATATCTTAAAATCAGATACTTTGTAGTGTTCCAGAAATAACCTAAAATCAACACAAGTCATAGTTAGTGTAACTTTATTAGATTGCCTGATTCCCGTTCTCCAATCGTAAATCTGAAGCGGTGTGCCATATTTATCGTATATCTGCGAAGATTTAAGCATCTTTGTAGATGGATAATATAAAGAATCTTTAATCTGTACAAAAGGTAAATAATCTTTTCTCAACTCGAATGAACATTCAAAACGAATAAAGAAGTAATAATAATCATTCAGATCTCTTTTCTTATCATCTATCAATCTACCCGGTATTGTATTACCTTTCCAGAAGTGGGGTTTACCAATAGGATAATAGGATCCTGAAAGAGAATGCATAACAGAAGGATATAAAGAATTAACATCTGCTGTAACACCTTTATTACCTTCTTTAGTATTATAATTCTCGAATCGTGTATAACACCATCCGCCACGGTAGGACCTACGGATATAAGCATCTGCGTTGATATCTCCGAATGATGCATCTATAGTCACTTCTTCAAGGTTTGGAAAATCATGTTGGAATCTTTTAAAACCGTGAAACACCTTCTTAAAATTCTGCATACAGCATGATGATATAGTTAATCCGTTATAGCCATTCGAAAACATTATTTCTAAGGCTTCGCGTAAAACATATACATCATTCTTGATATATTCTTTCTCTGCATCTGTAGGAATATATCCGGGCCTTTTATCACCAAAATTCATATCAAGCTTTTGATGCTTTGTCTTGAAAGATTTTCCGATAGCTCGAAGAGAAAACGGAAGCAGCTTCAAAGAATCCCTAAACTGATATACAGACTTGCCATATTTGATATTTATCAAATACCATTGATTTTGTTCTGAGATTATACAATTATATGTACCGGACTTCATTTCAGAAGTCTTCTTAGTGCTAAAATCTCCGATAAAGCCATGTGTCATTAACCAATATATGATAAATTCTCCATCAAATTTAAGGTTATGGAAATAGTAAATCTGCATATTCTTTGTATGATTCTTAAAAAGATATAACATAAAAGAATCCAGATTATTAAATAGAAAACATTCTTCATCTTCTCCAAATATCTCAGTCATAGCAGCGGACCAAACTTCTGTATTCTCTTGACCTTTATATACTGTTGTTTCAAAGTCGCAGGCATATTTATGTGTTTTGCGGTTAGCCATATTAGATTTTCTCCTTATATATTAAAAATCAAATAAATCGTCTGTACCGTCATTCCAGATGAATTCATCATCTGCATCATCTGAAGAATAATTAGAATATCCGGAATTAGCGTTAGCATCTGAGATATCATTAAATGAATCTTTTACAACATCTGGAATCTCAACACCATCGATATAAGTTTCAATAGACATTATCCATTCTCTTGCAGTATCTTTATGATACAATTCTGCTTCAGTAATATAAGTACCATTATATTTTGACTTCTCTAAAGCTTTGGCGAATCTATAAGCAGTTTCCGTATCGGCTTGTTTTGTCCTTGCGGACCATTGTACGAGCTCCCGTACAGCGGTATTCATAGCATCTTTCTTCTTCTTTGATAATCCTCTTGATTCTAATTCTTCTTGCATATTTAAGATATCATCAACAAACTTATCAAAGACAAAATCGATATAAGATCTGACTTCTATCGGATCAACTATTTCTTGTCCTCTATTAACCTGAGAAATATCAAAAGGTTCTTCAGGTATTCCATTAGGATCATCATAATCAGGTATATCAGAATAACCGGGTGTTTCTCTCTCGGACGCAGTTTCTTCATACCACTGTTGTTCCTTCTGCTGTTTCCTTCTTAACTGCTCTTCTTTCTCTAAAGATCTTTTATAGATCCTTGCTCTTGCTCTTGCTACATTTCTTGACTGCTCATAATTACGCAATTTTCCTTCAGGATGTTTCTCATCAAATTCAAGTCTAACTGAAGTCTGCTTAAGCTTTTCAGTTAAGGCTTTTACTCTTCTTACTGACCCCGGTGTTATCTTCTTAGGAATAGAAGGTAATTCCTTCAATTCTTCATTAATAACATATCCCTGAGATTCAAGCTTCTTCAGCCACTTGCGGTAGTTGGATCTTGCATCATATAACTGTTTTTGATACTTATTAGCCATTGTTTACTTCTCCTTCTCGTTATAAGCAACGATCTTCAGAAATTGACCTTCAAAATAAAAGTTAGCTATCTTCAGATTCAATAGATCCGGATAATAACAATATATCTCACGACAATAGCCTGAAAATAGTATATGTTCGCTATTATATGATGATCTCATCAGATCCGTGATAACAACTTTACCGGATTCATTATAATTATATACTTTAAGTAGTTTCTTGATCTTCATGATTATTCTCCTTCATTTCACCATAGACAGAATTTTTAATTTGCTTTTCAAGTACCCAATCTTTCCCTGTCGGTCGTTCCGTCATTTCCTTGTCGTGCTTCTGCATCCAACCTGTCTCATGGAGCTTGTCTATCGCCTGTTCTTCGGTTATGTCTACTGTTGGGGCATTGTCAATCGCTTGAATTGGTATGGCTTTCACTATCTCTGTTTCTTTGCCGTTAAATTTTTCATACTCGCAAATAAATAACTTTATATATTCACGGCTGATTAAATCATTGCTCATCTTCTACCTCCTTTTTCCGCTCCTTTACCATTGATCGAATGACGGCACATATTTATCAAGCGATTCACGGCTGATAACAAAAGGAATACCACAATATAAAGTTACCCTGAAGGCGTGATTATCAAGTGAAAATACTTCTGTTGTTACTGTATCTGATTCCTTATTCCAAAGAATAAGTGTTCCGGATCTCCTTAGTTCCTTATATTTTGCTCTGTTGTCCATTGTGATTATCTCCTTTATTTAATTTTGATTCTATCTTAATACTTCTAATACGGAATTCAATTATTTCTGTTTCCGAATGTTTAGCCAAATTACCGATCAATTCAAAAGCTTCATCAATATCATTACAACAATATTGAAGATCGATAATAGACTTATCATTAGCAAGTCTATAACTGACTATCACTTTGATCATTTCAAAATTCTCCTTCCTGATTATCTTCATTTAAGATAATTGTTACAGTCTGATTATCATCTTCATCATCAAGATTCAATTCATCAATCATGATCTTTAGATCATTCAAATAAGCTTCTGAGTTACCAACTTTTAATATACAGTCTGTGCAGATATCTACTCTTCTACCGTCAGATAAAACAAATCCGCAACCTGCTGGAAGATTATCCGGTCTTGTTCCATATTGAAAAGTTTTACCGCAATTATTACATTTCATATTATTTCTCCTATTATAAAGGCCCGGTGTTTATCAAGTTTGCAAGGGGACTTTCTTAATATAACACCGGGCCGACACTCGGAAGACAACCTATAGTTATCTTATCAGATCATACTTCAAAAGGCAATTCATCTTCAGGATCTTCAGACTTCTTTTCCTTCTCGTTCCAATCAATAGGTTCAACAGAATTAGCCATAACCGTGTATGATGTCTGCTTCTTGCCGTCCTTCTCATATGTATTAGACTGAAGTGTACCGGTAATAGAAACCCTCTTACCCTTGCCGGAATTAGCAAGAATGAATTCGGCTGACTTGCCTGTGATCAGGACCGGAATAAAATCCGCAATATCCTTTGTGCGCTGCACTGCAATAACATTCTGAATATATGCAGTTCCTTTTCCTGACTTCTTGAGTTCAAGATCCTTTGTAAACCTTCCGATAATTGTGATAACATTCATGATTGTTATCTCCTTTCTTAAATATTATTAAATCCGCGTTTTGCGTGATTTACTGAGTAAGTATAGACATAATATAGATTCTTCAGATTGAATCTCTTTTCGCTGTCTATAATGATGATTATATCATAAGCTTTTTCGACTGCAACGATATAATCGAAGTATCTTTTGACTGCTGTATCATAATTTTTATAATTAGCTGTATTCCATCCTACGGATAGATAATCGGCAGCTTCTGAGATATCTTTCTCTATAGATCTGATATCATTTAATATCTCAGGATCTACAAAAACAGATAATTTTCGGATATCCTGACCTTTTCTGACATTAGCCATTTAGATAATCTCCTTTCTCATCGTTATATATTCCTTGTTCATCGATTCCACGATAAGCGTCTTCTAAATAGTCTTCATAGGCTACTGTTTGAGCCGGATATTTAGGATCATAGATCCGATATCCCTTTCGATAGTCAATATATTCGATAATATAACCTTTGTATTTAATCGCGTTCATTATCTTGATCTCCTTTCTTGATAGATCTCTTATCTATCTGTATTAACTATACATCAGATCTGATAATAAAAGTATGAACAAATTGTAAACAAATCAAAAGGGTTCACATTTCTGTGAACCCTTCCGAAAGGAGAAAATCTATATGATCTGACAAAGACCATTAAGCGACTGTAATATAAACTGTATCTGACTTTGTAGGATCAAAGACAGAAACGACATTGATAACAATATCGTTACCGCTAACAGCATCAGCCGGGATAGTTACAAGACCGCCTGAAGTAATCTCAGGTACAACATCAGAAGCAGTTTCATCAACCACATAATTAACAGCCTTTGAAGCAAGTGTAGCAGTAACAACCGTATTAAGCTGTACGGACTGACCAGCCATAACTGTCAAAGGTGTAGCCGATGCAGATGAAGGTGATACAACAACGGAAGTTACAGAACTTGTACCTGTATGAATAACTGTATTATTTGCAAAAGGTGATACAGCGAAGATCCTGGCAACATTCAGGAACGCAGTCTTATAGATACCCTGCGGATTATTGATATCATCTGCGATATCATCATAAACATCGAAGATCTGGAAGAATTCAGAATCTACGATAACTGCAAAAATATTCTGACTGAGAAGTGCTTTATCTGCTGCTGAAAGAGCATGACCGGCACCAAGAAGATTATTGATAGCTGTATCATCGATATTACCAAAGTCATCGATTCTAACGATTCTACCCATGATCTCGGCTCGGTCCATATGGAAAGCATAAGCTAAAGCATTTACATCAATAAGAGCATCAGATGCAGCGGAAATAAGAATATACTGATCTTCCTTCAATACGAAGTTTTCAACACCGGCAAGGTTACGATCTGTATTCAAGAACTCCATCTGATTAGAATTCGTTCTGATAGCTGTCAGAAGCTTATCCGCCTTCTCTTTTGCTGTATCATTAGCACCGATTGCAACCGCCTTAAAAGTCATAAGGCCGTCAAGGATTCTACGAGCTAACAGATACTTTGTTACAACAAACTCATCACGGCTATTTGCAGAATCCATAGCACCAAGGATCTTTTCGATCAGGGAAGCAATACCATCTGTAGCCGTGAAGCATCTTGCAATATCTCTTCTCTGAATCGTCTGTTTATAGAAATGCTCATAGTTAAGAGTATAGAAAGCTGCGCGAACATCCGGGAACTCACGAGCGAAAACCTGAGATTCTGCTGCTGTAGGATCATATTCGTGAGCTTCCGGAAGATTTACATAGATATCTTCTACTGTATCACCAAATTCCATGATACCCTTCTTGAACATTCTCAAAGGATTCTGGAAGATCTTAGAAGTGATATTTACTCTACCGATCCTGTTGATCAGGTTGATCAAGAACTCATTCTGAAGTCTCACATCGGACATGATAACTGTCCCGATTTCTCTTACTTCATCTGCATTCGTTACCGGGGCTACATAATCTTTATAATTCTGAGAAGCAGAATTGCGAAGAGCATTTAACACCGCGATATTGTTGCTAACATTTACCCTCTGTGTAGGAATATAAGCCATATTTATTACCTATCCTTTCATATTTATTATTCTTCCATAAGATCATCGATAGTAGTATCAATGATCTCATCATGAACCTCTTCATGTACTATATCAGAAGATTCATTAGAATCTTCAACATCCTGAGCAGATTCGAATCGTTCTCTATAATCCTTCAGAAGCTGATTATATTTTTCTTCATATGGATCCACAACGATAGAATCTTCAATATCCTTCATAAATCCAATGATATCTTCATTAGTATTTTCTCCAACAATATTAGAAAATGAAGATATCAATTCAGATGCAGATTTCTTAGCCATATTTAATCATCCTTTCTATAGAATTTAGCTTAATATTACAATAAATTTAAGTTATTGTAAACCTTTTATGAACTTTTTGTTTAATAACCATATAGGAAAATTCCTTTTAACTGCTGTCGGCGTTGGTCCGGGAGGCGTTGGCGGTAGACCGCTGAAGAATTGATACCATTGATCAGCATATGTACCTCGTATAGGCTGAGGTCTTGTTGCCGGGTATTCATATTTATAACACCATTGATTAGCTAATATCGAAGGTGTTAATGTAGATTGCGTGAAGTCCTGAAAGGTCTGATAGAAAGTATTAGAACCTGATTCATTATCACCACGAGCAGAATCCCATTGTAGACCATTTAATAATTCATACTGGATTCTATCTAACTGTAAATCATGATCTGTTTCCCAATCATTACCGGCCCAATTAGAATATTTTGTATATGGCGTCCACTGCACAAGACCATAACCACCATTATAAGGGGATAGTCCTTCCCAAAGCCCCGGATTGATAGTAGATTCAACTTGCATATTTCCGCACATTGCAGCAATCGCATTTATAGTCCATCCACGCGAGATAAAATAATAGTATATTATTTGCGCGTTATTCTCCATTTCAGATTGCGATAGATATCTATTTCCGGATATCCAACTTAAAGAAGGTTGATATCTTAGAAGATAGTCCCAACCTGAAGAATAAGTATAATAAGATCTGATTCTTATTTCATCACCCGTTTGATCACCCGGAGTACCACCATGATACCAATCATAGTTAGGATCACCATAATGTTCATTATGTACAGCTTCTGCAAGATCTGTAGTAGAAACCATTATCGCAGTATGATGCTGCACATTTAAGAGAATATCACCCGGTAGAAAATTCTGAAAGCCTTGAGAAGTAATATCAGTGAAACCAGCTTGAATAAGATCACCATACATATTACCGGTCCAATCAGTTGGATCTACATTAAAACCGGCTTGACTTAAACAATAGCAGACAAACGAAGAGCAATCATAATCAGGGCCATATCTATTATCCTGATCATAACCATATCTCGGATCATTAGCCATTGATACAGCTAAATTGACTGCTGCTATTAAAGAAGCCATATTAAGAACCCTTCAGGAGACTATTCCATGTATGAAATCCAACAATTCCGTCGACTTCCAAAGCTTCACCATTATCGGAATTCTTCTTCTGGAAGTTGCGTACCGCATAATCTGTATTAGATCCAAAAGAGCCATCAATATCAAGAACTTTATTATTTGAACCCTTATAACCTTTAGCTTTTAGAAGTATCTGTAATGTTTTAATTTCTGGAATATTTTTCATTCCTTTACTTAGGATCTTCAGAACCATATCAATACCATCACTTTCTTTATTATCCTGACTTTCTCCAATATATCTAAAATGATAATCCCAACCATAAGACGGAATATAAAAAGATCTTTCACAAATCTCCCTACCTGTCTGATCACCTGACTTTTTACCAACAATAGTACCATTTTCATCAACAGAAGCATGAACTATATTAAGTCTGCTAACTGACATAACAACATGATGTTTAACAGAAAGAAAGATATCTCCGGGCTGTCTTATCTCATTTATACCGATAGACTTATACCCGATCTTTTCGAGATAATTTTTCATATTATATGTAGTCAAATTATAAGGTATATCAGCTCCACCAATACGAAGAGCAGTTGTTATAAGTGAACTACAATCATAATCAGGACCATATCGATGATATTGTGAATAACCATGTTTAGGATCAGCAGCAATATTTTTAATCCATTCGATTGATTTATTTAGATCAAACATCTTCCGAACCTTTCCCGATCTTATCTGCAAGATCCCTAATAGCTTCAGAATTGTGCTCCACCGCTAATGTTAGATCACCCAATTTTGTAATTGCATCATCAAGACTTTTTCGTTCTTTATCATAAACATACTTCAGAGCATAACCACAAAGTAGAAATGAAAATATCGGAAAACCAATAGTAGAAATTATATTCACAAGATCATTCATTAGAATAAACCTTCTTTCTTTAGAATAAGCTGATATCCATTAGTTTGATCAATTACCGCAGCTGTCAAAACTGTTATTAGCCGTGTAGACCATTTCACCGGTTGACTTCTACACCCTACAAGCATCGACCGCCCTAACGGAATCTCAGCAACTTCAGTATACAATTTTTTGCTTCAATACTCAAGAATCTGAACTGACCATTTGTATAATATTCACGAAGTCTTTCGATGATCTTATATTCAAGAGAAAGTCTTGTATCTGCATCATGAGATATTTCATCAACTGCGAATTTATACTTATATGAAATATCACCACCAACATCACAGAAGACTATACCCAGATCATCATAGAATTTAATTGAATAGACTTTATTTTGATATACCAAAGTACAATAATATCTAAATTTACTGCTTTTAGGCCTGCTGATGATAAAAGCCGGATTATCTAATATATGTTTGCCCTTATTACCCATATCAATATAATCATCATCGATGAAACATCTTTCAAAGGCTGATTTACTTAAAGCATTATAAGAATCTTTTATAAAAGTCTGCTCCATAACCCAACCACGACCACGAATAAAACGAGTGTCAGGATTCAATCTACCTGAGATACCGAAAGCGGAATAATAAGGATTCAATGCAGTTACACTATTCGATAACATATAGACAGGAACATATCTTGAAGCAGATCCGTTACCACGCGCAATAGTTTGGTGAATAGATCTATATTTTGTTATTTCATTAGAGCAATATACACAGTCTTCAGGCTGATATTCATCAAATACGATCTGTTTTATCTCAGAGAAGTAATGACTACACAGTTTTAATTTACTTGCAGCATTTAAAGGAAGAGCAAATCCACATTCTTTACCATCAAGATATAAAGATGCAAAATGACCACTATCGCGCAATTTATGCGTCATAGTCATTCCCTTAAAAAAGATCTTCCCGATATCCTTAAAGAACTTTCCTGAACATTCATCTAATTCATTCTGAAATCTATAATATAGTCCAAACTGATTAGAATTATCTGTTAAGAAATCAGCTACTAACTTATGATTGAACCATGTTGTTTTACCAGCCGACCTATTGCCATTTACAAAGAATACTTCAGGACGATTATTATCAAGATCTGTCATCCCTAAAAGTTTATCACCGGTATACCAATTCATTCTTTCAAAAATCTCCTTTCATAGATCTGACTTTTACAGATTATCAAAAACCCTATTGACAATCAAGGGGGAGTTGTGTTATTTTATTAGTTATATATTATACCCGGGGG